TCGTTCTACGGAGATGGTTAAGCTTTCAATAGCAAGAGCAGTAGATAATACCTTATCAACCCTATCGAAAGATTTGGAGGAGATTAAGAAGAAAGACCCACAAGCTGCATTAGAATTAGCATTTAAACTATTAGAATATACAATCCCTAAGTTGAGTAGAACGGAAGTGAGAGCTGAAGTAGAACAAAGAATACATCAGATTACAGTAAACATAAACCAAACCGGCAGTAATGGAACTAACGATTAATACTACAATCACTTATTCCAATCAGCAGAATTCACCAACACGTGTAACACATCACATTGGTGGTACTCGAAGTGGCAAGACATACGCATTATTACAATGGATTATTGTACAGGCTTTAGAGAGTAAGCAAGAAGTGACTGTTGTACGAAAGACAATACCATCTTTGAAGCGTACCATTATGAAAGATTTTAAAGATGTAATGCAGCTAATTGGTGTATGGAATGAAAATGATTTTAATATTACCGATAGGATATACACATTCTATAATGATAGTACAATACAATTTATATCTACCGATGATGCAGAGAAGCTAAGAGGATTAAAGAGTAGTATCTTATGGTTAGAGGAAGCAAACGAAATAGATGAGGAATCTTATTTCCAGCTACAAATTCGTACAACAGGTCCAATCATATTATCTTACAACCCTACTATATCACCATATCATTGGATAAGGCAGATGCAGGAGTGTACACGTTACTTCACCACATATAAGAACAACATTTACTTAGAGGATTCAGTAAAGAGAGCCATTGAAGAATTAAGGCATACTAATCCAAAAGCATGGAAGGTATATGGTTTAGGTGAATACGTTGGTAATGAAAGGGCTATATTCCAATTTGAACAATGTGAATGGGTGCCTGATGATGCAGATTTTGTGTGTATAGGGATGGACTTTGGATTCTCACAAGACCCTACTGCAATCGTTTCTCTGTTCCGTAAAGGTAATGATATCTACTTAGTTGAGAACTGCTACGAAAAGGGAATGGTGACAACGGAAATTGCTGATAAGCTAAAAGAAATAGTAGGTGATAATCGTTGGGAGATATGGTGCGATTCATCTGACCCAAGAATGATTGAGGAGCTGTATCGTTTAGGATTCAATACCAAGCCTGTAATCAAAGGTAAGGATAGTATTCGTTTTGGTATTCAGGTTCTACAAAACTATAAGTTGTTTATTCCTAAGACATGTCAGAATCTAATTAATGAATTCTATTCGTATCAATGGGCTATGGATAAACATCAGCATGTAACGGATAACCCCGAAGGTGGTATGGACCACTTAATAGATGCAGCTCGTTATGGAGCAATGATGAGATTAAGTAATGTAGCTACGGCTAAAGGAAAATATGTAATAAGTGTACGATAAAACAAAATATATGGAAGATAAACAATACCTTAAAATAGGTGAAGCCTTAATAGGTGAAGAACAAATAATGGAAATGGCAGCATACATCAATCATTTGGAAACGGAGAATGGTAAGATAATGGAAGAACTAAAAGCTTCTAAAGCTTATCTATCTGCCACTATCCAACAAAGAAACTCTGCTACAAATAAGTTGAGGAGAGTATTAGAAAAGCAGATTAACACAATTGATATTACGAATGTGCCTGTACAAAATGCAGAGTTTACAATGGTAGGTGAATTAGTTAATCCGGAACAATGGGCAGTACCTGAAGGAAAGGTAATCACAACACCAAAATCAAATAAAGCATAATATGAAAGTAGAAAAGTTAATAGCAAACAATCAACCAGCTGACTGGTATGATACTGTGACAAGAGAATGTCAAGCATATCCAATAGATTCAGTAGATATCCAAAAGGATGAATTGGTATTAGATATTGGAGCTAACGTTGGTGGATTTTGGAATGCATGGAAATGGAGATTTGATAATTGGCATTTAGTAGAGCCATCAGTTTACAATTGTGAACAAATAAGATTGAATGGATATGATGGTTCGTATAGTAGAAATGCAGTTGGAAGTACAAGCGGACAAGTTGTAAGATTAATGAAGTATATGGCTGGTGAGGATGATACCCTATCAGGCAACTTTGGTACGCAAGAGTTTGTTAATGGAGAAAATGGACATGGATGGCAAGGAGAATGGGAAGAATGTATTACCCTTTCATTTAAAGACCTTATAAGAGATAGAGAAGTTGGTTTGTTAAAAATAGATTGTGAAGGAGCTGAATATGATTTCTTAATCCATGCTGAATTAAGTGGAGTAAAGTATATTGTTATGGAGCTACATAACTTCTTAGGTGGAGTAAAACAAAAACAATTGATGACACATATAGAGAATACACATACCGAAATACATTCAGAAGGGGATGGCAGAGATTCTCATTTCGTTAAACTATGGAAAATAAAATAATATGAAACAAGAGATAATACTAAAAGTACCAACAAGTTGGGAAGCAGTAACACTTAAAGATTACTTAGCATTAAGAAAGGATATGGAAACATACGCAGATGAACCTGAAGCCCTTACAGCATGCTTATTTCATCACCTGTGCCACTTTCCTGTGGAGTACTTGAACCAAATGGATATAGACACCTATGTAAAGGTTAAGAGGGATTTAGAGAGTTTCTTTAACAAAGCTGAACATCCATTAAAAAGATTTATAAAGATAGATGGTGTAGAGTATGGATTCGAACCTAACCTATCTAATATGGCTTATGGTGCTTATGTGGATATATCAAAGTACGAAACCATTGGTGTAGATGAGAAGTGGGCAGAGATAATGAGTATCCTTTATAGACCTGTAATTAAAAAGACAGGAGCCTTATACGATACAAAAGTATATGATGGTGCACTATATGCAGAAAAGTTTATGGATGTATCTATGGACGTACACTTTGGAGCACTTTTTTTTTTCAAGAATTTACTCGAGGACTTGCAGAAAGATACCCTGAGCTCTTTGATGGAATCGATGGAAGTACCTCGGAGCATCAAATCCGTTTTGGAAAAAAGTGGCGTTCTTACTCATCAATTATCCAATTGGCACAAAACGATATCCTAAAGATGAATGCAGTAGTAGAAGAACCATTAGAGAAATGTTTACTATGGTTAGCATACCAAGCTGATAAAGTTCAATTAGAAGACTTGTTACACAGACAGGCGATGAAGAAGATACAGGCAGCATAATCCATACCTCTCTAATACTTTATGGTTTATAATTGTTAAAAGATAAAGTAATCCGATGAAACTAAAAACATCTTATCCGCCCAAACCAAAGAAAGGTAGAGTTGATTCATTATCATCTCCGAGGAAAGGTAATCGCATGGGATGTCTATGCTGGAATAAACCAGTATATGATATTAAGTGTTGTGATAAGAAGATAGGTTCACAGGGTATCGGTCTAATATATAAAAAATCATAACATGCCAACTCCAGCTTATAATCAAAATATGAGAAAGTGGTCAGGTGTTTACTTCGGACCAACAAGAGGTAAAGCAACTGGTAAGACAAAACGTAGAGGATGTTTATGTGTTGATACTGATATCTACACAACTGAATGTTGTGAGGGTGCTTTACAAAATCAAACTATCGGACAAACACAAAGAGCACCTGTACAAAGAGGAGCATTTAGTAGTGGTTTCAGTAGTGGATTTGATATTGGAAATATATAAAAATATATAAATATATAAAGAGATGTCTCAATTAAATAAAACGCAATTACAAGCTGAAAATCAAAGTAGTTTTCCTAATAACAACGTAGGTGCTATTACTCCAACAATATTAAGAGAATTCAATACTGACATGATTGATTCTTTAGTTGATGAGAGTTCATACAATATAGATTCATCATCATTCTCTGGAAGTATAGCAATGTTAGAAGCTCAAGTGGATAACTTAGTACTATCAGGTAGTGGTGTTGTAATTCAAGAAGAAGGTGTATCATTAGGAGCAGCAACTACATTAAACTTTGTGGGAGCTAGTATAACTGCATCCTTAGTAGGTGCAACAGCAACAATTAATGTAAACGCAACTGCAGTAGATATTAGTAATTTAGTAACTACTTCATCGTTTAATGCATATACACAATCTATAAATGCTTTCACACAATCTATTAACCAATATACAGCATCAAACAATGTGTTTAGTGCAAGTGTTGCGAATGAGATTAATGTATTAGAAGCTGAAGTAGATTCTTTACAAGCGGTGACTGGTTCATACGCAACTACATCATCTCTTGCAGCTGTATCTCAATCATTAGTGAATACAATCAATTCGGTTAGTACATCAATTGATAATAGAATTAATGTAGTATCAGGTTCGGTAAAAGCACAAATAGATACTCTAATAGCTGAAGTAGATTCACTTCAAGCAGTTAGTGGCTCATATACAACAACATCTTCATTCAATTCATATACTGCTTCTAATGATGCTAAAGTAAACGCTTTAATTAGTGTAACAGGCTCATACGCAAGTACATCTTCATTAAATACTTTATCTTCATCTCTATCAACTCGTTTGACAACTGATGAAGGAAACATATCTTCAAATACAGGTAGAATACAAAACTTGGAAGCTAAGACTGGTTCTTACGCTACAACAGGTTCTAATACATTCAATGGTAGCCAAACAATAAATGGTAGTTTGAATGTAACAGGTGATATAACTGCATCTAAGTTATTAGTACAAATAGAAACAGCAAGTGTAATATACTCATCAGGCTCAAACCAATTAGGTGATGCAGCTAATGATACACAATTACTATTTGGACAAGTTTCAATAACAGGCTCTTTATCAGTACAATCAGGTTCTAACTTAGTTGGTGGATTAACAGCTAGTGGATTGAAATATCCAACTGTTGACAATGGTGAATTTAGTTTTATTCAGACGGATGGTAATGGTAATCTATCATTACAATATGTTAATACAACAAACGATACGGTATATAATGGTGAAGCAACAACTTTATTAAGAGGAACACCTGTTTATGTATCAGGTTCAGTAGGAGCAAATCCAAAAGTATTTAGAGCAGATGCTGCTAATCCAGCTAAAATGCCTGTAACATATATTATAGGTGATAATATCAATAGTGCAAATACTGGTAGAGGTATTATATTAGGACAGATAGATGCGGTTAATACAACTGGATACGCTGAAGGAGCTGAAATATACGCAGCTGCAGGTGGTGGTTTTACAAACATAAGACCAACTGGTTCAGCAATTATACAATTATTAGGAATAGTAACAAAAGAAGGTAGTGGTGGAAAAGGTTTAGTTTTAAACCCTGGTCCTGCTACACTTCCAAACATACAAGAAGGATATGTGTGGGTAGGTAATTCAAATTCTTATCCAATAGCAATACCTTCAGGCTCATTAGTATTCAATGGTACTTCAGGTACTTCTGGAGTTAATGGAACATCAGGGGTAAACGGCACATCAGGAATCAATGGTACGAGCGGTATTAACGGCACTTCTGGAATAGATGGTACGAATGGTACAAACGGAGTAGATGGTACTTCAGGCGTATCAGGAACATCAGGAGTAAGCGGCACAAGCGGAGTTAGTGGCACTTCTGGGGTATCAGGAACCTCAGGAATCAACGGAACGTCTGGAGTTGATGGAACATCAGGCGTAGATGGTACGAGCGGTGTAAACGGAAGTAATGGTACTTCTGGAATAGATGGTACGAGCGGTGTGGATGGAACTAGCGGTGTTAGTGGCACATCGGGAGTTGATGGAACTTCTGGAATAAATGGTACTAGCGGAGTAAGCGGAACATCAGGCGTAGATGGCACATCAGGTATTAATGGTACTAATGGTGTTAGCGGAACAAGCGGTGTATCGGGAACATCTGGGGTTGATGGAACATCAGGCGCAGATGGAAGTAATGGTACATCTGGATTAACAACAATATTAACGGTAGCTGATGAAGGTACAGCGCAAGGAGCAGCAACATTCTTAAACTTTAGTGGAAGTGGTGTTACTGCAACTGTAAATTCTGGAACTGCATCAATTATAATAAGTGGAGTAGGTAGTGGATTTCCATTCTCTGGTTCAGCACAAATAACAGGTTCATTAGGAGTTACTGGAAGCTTAACATTATTAAGTGGCTCATTTAGTTCATCAGTAGTAACAAACTTAGGTGATACATACACAAACGTACCGGCTGCAGAAAAGATAGTAACTTTAGATTCTGCTTCATACGCAGCTCTTACACCAAAAGACCCTAATACACTTTATATTGTTTCTGGTTCTACGGTTACAAATGGTACATCAGGTACTTCTGGATTGAGCGCAACGAATGGTACTTCTGGATTGAGTGGAACAAGCGGTGTATCGGGAACATCTGGAACGTCAGCAACTGCATTTACATTTGCTAGTGGAAGTGATATAATTGGAACTGCAACATATATTTCAATTAGTGGAAGCGGAGTTCAATCATATAGTGTAGCTAACTCAACAGCATCTATTAAGATTGAAGGTGGAGCTGGAGCTGGTTTCCCATTCTCTGGTTCAGCACAAATAACTGGAAGTTTAGGTGTAACTGGTTCAATATTAATTTCATCAGCTTCTTTAAGTGGAAGTGTTGTAAGTACATTAGGTGACATTTATACAAACGTAGCACCTGCAAATAGAATTGTAACTTTAGATTCAGCATCTTACTCAGCATTATCACCAAAAGACCCCAATACATTATACATCGTATCAGGTTCAACTGTAACAAATGGTTCATCAGGTACATCTGGAGTAAATGGTACATCTGGAGTAAATGGTACATCGGGAGTAAATGGTACAAGTGGTGTAAATGGAACATCGGGTGTTAATGGAGTAAATGGTACAAGCGGCTTAGATGGAACTAATGGAGTAAATGGTACAAGCGGCATTAATGGTACAAACGGAGTTAATGGTACAAACGGAACATCAGCACAACCATTTGGATTTGCTTCTGGTTCAACAAATGTAGGAACAGCAACTTATCTATTATTTAGTGGAAGTGCTGTACAAGCTCTTACAATTACATCTAATACGGCTTCTATAACATTAGCTGGTGGAGGTGGTGGAGCAAGTACACCTACATTCCCATTCACT